TGGCGGCACACGCTGATCTCAAACTCCCCGTATTTCTCCGGGTGGTTCTCGATCTCATGCAGGGCCGCCGACGGGCTGAAATCTTCGTCCACGATCAGGCGCTCCAGGGTTTCGGCATAGCTGCGGTGGTTTCCGATTTTCAGGCCCGGCCCCTTTGCGGCCAGGTTCTCCAAATAGCGTTGGTGGGACCGTTCCGGTATGTACTCGGTCACCTCGATATAATCACCGTTCATATAGGTATAGCTGCCGCGTTTCAGTTCACGCCAGACAGTGGTGGCGCTGACATGGAGGGCCGCGCCGATCTCCCGCAGGGTGGCGCCCTCCTTTTTCATTTTGGCGATCTTGTTTCTGTCGTGTTCGGTCAGGTGCTTATATCCTTTCATGCTAACCTCCCTTGGAAATGCAAAAACCGGCGTGGTCATTCCCACGCCGGTCTATTCTTTACCCAGTAGCCACTCAACGGACACCTCCAAAATATCCGCTATGGTGACCACCTCAAAATCCGCCACGAAACGCCCGCCGTTTTCCATCCGGCTGATCGTGTCCCGCTCCACCACGACGCCCGCAAGCTGTAACAGCCTGCAGAGGTCGGACTGTGAAAGCCTCCGCCGCAGGCGGGCCTCTCTGATCCGGTCACCGCATATATTCCGTTTGCCGTTGAACTCGTTTGCCCTCATGGGTGCCCCTCCAGTGTGGGAATAGTCAGCATTTTTCTGTATATTAACACGGGGCACGGCGCAAACCCGTGTAAATAATCAGCACCAGAAAAATATGGCCATTTTGGCGGGGCTTTATACGGTTGAAAATGCCCCGGCGCTGTGTGGCACCGGGGCCGGATCTTATTCTCCCAGGATTTCGGCGGCCAGCTTGTCCATGGCCTTTTCTAAAAAGTCGTTCAGGCTCTCATACCCGCCGGCCTTTGCGGCCTGCTGGTATCTTTCCTTTTTGCCTTTCTTCACATAAGGGTAAAGCCGATCATAATTTGCGGCGTTGTACTTGTTTTTCGCCTTGGTCGCTGCGGTTCCTTTGCGTTCTGTCATTGTGACCACCTCCACGCTGATATTGTACCACACATTTTATACTCACGCAAGTATATAAATTGCACAATCTCACGTCAGTATATTTGTGCAGTATTCCGTCTTGCTTTTATACTCACGTTAGTATATAATAATAATCAGAAAGGGGGTGGTAAACATGGCAAAGCAAAAGAAAAAGCGCCGCCGGAAGAAACCGACGACGCCGCCCAAAAGAATGGAAAGCCTGGCAGCCGACATTCTGGCGGGCACAATCTCCGGCCTGATAACAGCAGCAATCCTCAAATTGCTGGACTGGTAAGGGCCAGGGGTGCGGGGCCTCAAACCCCCGCACCCCAAATATAAAGGAAATCCACAAAAATGTCAATAGGGGGCAAAAATATGAAATACCTGCTTTTCGTGGCCATATTCGTGGCCGTGTTCGTCCCGCTCCGGCGGTTGCTCCGCAAAATCTTCAAAACTGGAGGGCATGACAATGCTGATTAAGAGAAACGGAAAATATGGTGCCACCGTGGGCAATATCCAGGTTTTCACCCTGGAGCGCGCCGTGGAAGTCTTTAAGATGTTCGCGGCCCGCTGCTATGAAAACCTCACCATGGAGGCCAGCGCGGTCCTGTCCGACGTGTCGGACGATATGCACCGCCTGGGTTTCTCCTGGGAGGAAATAGAGGCCATGGAACTGGAGGTGCTGGCCTGATCCGCTGATCGGGCCAGCCTCACAAAAACAACTGGAGGACAGCACAATGAAAGAAACCATTTTCGGCACCATTAAAACCGCCATTATTACAAGCGCCCGCCAGGTCAATGACTGCGCCCACGGCGGCGACGTGAACCGGAACCGCGTAAATTACGGTAGCGTGATCGCCTACGCCAGCGTTTTGCGCGACATGGGCCACAATGTTGACGTGGCCGTGTGGGAGGACGGCGGCCTTTTGAAAATCCCCAAAATCACCGTAGGCCCGGAAACATTCAATTTTCCAGACGGTCAGTAAAACGTAACCCCCGACGCCAGGACGGCGCCGGGGGTTCTTTTACTTTGTGCCCAGGTTGGTGATCTGCTCCAGGGTTTGCTTTAACTTATCAAATCCAAACATTGCCGCAAATGCCACAAAAAAGCCGATCACGACGGCCCCGGCCACCATGTACCACGCAATGGCCACGCCCAGGATCTCGCACCCGGCGAAAAAGGCCGCCAGGGTCAGGACCATGGCCACGATCACGGCCAGCGCGTTGGTGGGCAGCTTGTCCCAGGTGGCTTTCTTCAATACCTGGGTGATAATGTTGGTGATCACCATAAGGATCAGCACCAGCAAGAGAATGGCCGAAATGATGGCCGGGATATTATGCACAATGGTTTCCATTGTCTTTTCCTCCTAAACTCGGATTATGACGGGCGATCCCCGCGCCCGTCGCTGCGCTTATCGCACGGGAACGGGCAGGCGCCGCACTGGCTCGTGTCGCAGTCGTCTGTCCCGTCCCACTCGTTCATGGCTGCCAGCCATACCACAAAGAGGGCCACGGCAAGCGCACAGCCCGCCGCCCTCAATACAGTGCCTAAAACCTCCATGCCGGTTTATTCCGGTATGGTCAAAACCTGGCCCACATGGATCAGGTTGGCGTTGCGGATCCCGTTTGCCGCCACCAGTTTGGCCACGGTGGTGCCGTACTTCGCGGCGATCTTGCCCAGGGTGTCACCCCTGGCCACGGTGTAGGTTTTCGCTGCCGGCTTTGCGGGTTTCCCGGCTGCCGCCGCTCCACCCAGCGCCCGCAGTAGCAGGCCCAGGCTTGCGGCCTTGTCCTGATTGGCCAGCCAGTATTCCGGGGTGTTGATGATCTCGGCGGACACCATGGCCTCCACGGCCTCCTGGACAGTATTGGCGCGGGCGCCGGCCTTGGTCAGCTTGCCCGCCGCCGAAACCAGCAGGGCGCCCAGGTATTCCACGACACCGGACGCGGCCACGCCGTTCCAGTAGTCCGGGGAGTTGATCACGCCCAGCTTGGCCAGCTTTGCGGTGGCTGCTGCCACCTCGGTCAGGTGGATCACCTGGCCCACGCTGATCAGGTTGACGTTGCGGATCCCGTTGATCTCCGCCAACTTGGCCACGGTGGTGCCGTACTTGGCGGCAATCTTGCCCAGGGTGTCGCCCCTGGCCACGGTATGGGAGAACACGGAGGCCGTGGCAGGCTTGGCGGGTTCCTCCGCCGCGCCGGTGTCGCCCAGTTTCTTGGCGATTGCGGCAAAGTTCGGGCAGATATAGCCGCGAATATACTTTGCGTTCACCTGCAGGGCGCGGGTGCCCACCTTGCCGCCGGACATATTGCCCTCGGTAATGACCAGGGCCTTGCCGTTTACGGCGGTAACAATGCCAACGTGGTCACCGTAGCCGGTGCAGTCGCCCACGCCGTTGTCGTCCCAGTCGTACACCACGGCGTCGCCCACCTTGGGGGTGTGGGCGTCGTTCTCCACCCAGATCCCCAGCTTTTTGGCCACCTCGGTGTATTTCTCCACGCCGCACTCGGTCCCGGTGTACTCCGCGATCCCGGCCTTGATATAGGCCGCGCTGGTAGTGGTGGCACAGTGGGCGTCCTTTACCTGGACTTTATAGCCCCTTGCCAGGGGCTTGTGGGTGTTGTAGATCTCCAGGATCTCCAGGTGCTTGGCGCTGCCCCTGGTGGCGCCCACCCATCCGTTGATAATGTCGGCCACTTTCTGCCGCAGTTGATTTTCTGTCATTCGTAATACCTCCGATCAACTGCCAACGTCCGGCGGTTCGGTCCGGCTGGCGGTAGGCTCTCCGCCGTCCTGGCCGCTCCCGCTCGGTCCGTTGACCTTATCCTTGTTTGTCTTTATCCAGCCCATAATGCCGCTTTCAAAGCCCCAGAACGCAAAGACGCAGGTGGTCAGGGTGGAGGGTTCGGCGCCAACGTGCCAGAACACAATAAAATCCGCCACCACATAGAGGGTCAGGAAAACGATCTCATACAGCAGCACCTTGTCCAGCGTTCCCATCTTCCCACGCTTGCCGCGCAGTTCCAGCTTTAGGTCTTTGACCCGCCGGCGCAGATAGGAAATAGTGACGTGGCAGAGAAAGAAACCCAGGGCCGCGCCCAGGATCCAGGCCACAGCGGCCACAATAACAATTTTCATGGCCACCACCTCACAAAAAATCGTGTTTCACCAGCCTGTCGTCGTAGACGCGGCCAATGTTGGCAATGGCGTGGGTGCAGCGGTTGTTCTGGTAATCCGGGTGATCCTTGCAAAACTTTTCGTAAAAGTCGATTTCCTCCAGGATCTCTATGAAGTCCTCCCGCGTGTGTGGAATGTCCCGCAATAATTCATTGTTGAATTGCAGGATCCTGGCGCGGTGGGCGTCGGCGTTCCTGGTGTCGTCCACTTTTATGTGGTCGTCCAGGACCCGCCGCGTTTCCTTTTGGTCGGCCTTTACCTCTGCCAGGCCGTCCAGAACGTCCTTGTTTATGGCCCTCCCAATGGCCCGCGCAATCGCGGACCAGGGATTGACTTTTATGGGGGCAATCTGGATCAGCGTCATGGCCACCAGCAGCAGGCCACCGCCGCCGGCCAGCAGTTCCTTTATGCTCACGGCTCCGCCACCCCCTCACGCGCCCCTATTGCGTCGGCGTATCTCTGGCGCAGGGCGGCGATTTCCTCCGCTCGGTCCAGGGCGTCATGCTGGGCCAGTTCCATGGCCTGGGCCTGAATGATCACGTTTTGCTGATCAATGATGGCGCACAGGTCGCATACTAATTTCGGGTAATTCACGCGCCCACCTCCCGCAAGCCGATCAGGCGGGCAATGTGTCGCAAGTCCTCCACGGGGGCCTCATAAAATGTGTGGTTCCACAGCCAGAAATCCGCGTGTTCCGGGCGTTTGTATTTCTGGCACAGGGGATCCTCCCACACACGATCCCACCGGGTTTGGTGGTCCTTATCCCTGGCGGACAGTTTGCCGATAATGGCGATTGTCAGGGCGCCGCGTTCCTTGCCGTTTCCGTCGTCATTCCTGGCGAAAAACTCATGGGCGTTTTTGCTGGTGACGGCGCACAGTGGTGCGCCGTCACGCTGCAGAAACTCACCTACCAGGTCCACGGAGGTGCCCCAGGGAATATTCACCGGGCCACACATGGCCTTGAAACGCGCCCGCTGCTTGGTTATGTATTGGACGCGCTCCATGGCTTACTCCTCCTCTGCGGGCAGCATACCCAGCAACTCGGTGTATTCCTCCTCGGTCAGCTTGTTGGCCGCAAAGAAAATATCCAGCTTGGTTTCCATGCCCTGGGTCTGGCCGCGCTCGATCATGCGCTTCAAAGTACGGTACAGCATTTTCTTTTCACCTCCTCCCGGTTACACTTCCAGATCGGCCTCGGAGATCCCCAACTCCAGCAGGGTCAGGCGGTATTCCTGATCCACGTTCATGGCGTCGGCGTCCTCCACGGCGGTTCTGGTATGCTCCATTTCGGCGCCCGCGTCGAACTCCTCCAGCACGACGGTTTCCTGGCCCTCCAGGGCCTCACGTCCATGCAGGTGGTACACGGTGCCGTTGTGGACAATTCCCTGGGCGTCCCGCTCCTCACAGAGGCCGAAATGCCCATTTTCCTGACGGCGCACATAGTTGGGCGCCTCGGTCTGCGCCACCAGGGCGCCGTCCTTGATGATCTTATACATAGGTTTTTACCTCCTGTTTTCCATGGTCCTGGTCTGCCAGGAACATGGCGTGATACAGGCGCCGCAGGCGCAGCACCCGGCCATGGTCGTCAAAGTTCTTGTAATAGGCCACATGGGACTGGATCGTGTCCGCTGCCTTTTGCCTGGCTTTTTCCGGCGTGATCAGGCCGGCGTCTGCCTGCGCCTTGAAATAGCGCAGTTTCCGCCGCGCCCGCTTCATTCCGTCCCGGCACCCGTGGACGGTCACCCGCCCGGTGGGTGTCAGTTGAAACTTGGCTTTGCAGAAACGGAACGGTTTGGCAATGTCCTGTACTTTGGATTTGTCCCGATTGACCCGCAGGCCCATGGCCTCCGCCCGCCGGATCATATCGTCCGCCACCGTTTCCGCCCTCTGGCGGCTCTCCAAAATGGATTGGTAGTCGTCCATATAGTGGCCCATTCCATGGATCGACAACTGGGCCTTTGCGTAGTTGTCCAGATCCGACGGCAGCGCCACCATTTCCTGTTGGCTCGGTTCCACGCCCAACATCATGCCCTCGGTTCCGCACGACGCCACCACGCTGTCGGCCAGTGCCCGGATCCATGGGTCAAAGATCAGGCGCTGGTGTCGCTCATACAGCAGCGCGTGGGGCGCAGAGGGAAAGAACTTGGAAAAATCCATCAGGAACATGGCGCCCTGGAGGCCGTGCCGGCGGTAATGCCAGCGCAGTTGTTCCTCCAGCCGCTTATAATGCCAGTGCAGGCCCTTGCCTTTCTGACTGGCCCCGTTGTCGTGGATCATGCTGGGCGTGTAGAGCGGCACCAGCACCTCCTTGGTCAGGACCTTGTGGATCTGTCGGTCATTGATGTGCGGCGCGTCGATCACCCGGACCTTGCCGCGTTCATTGATCACGAAACGGGCAGGCTTGCCCGGTTTCCACGTTCCATCTATGATCTGGCGCCGCCGCTTGGCGGTTCCAGAAAACAGGTGGCGCTCAAAGTTCTGGGTGGACTGTTTCCACCGGACGCCGTTACAGCATTTCCGTCCCCACAGGAACATGGTGCGGTAACTGAAAATCTGGTCAATCGGCCCCAGGGCGTCGCTGCGGGCCTTTCGCCTGGCCAAACGCTTGGCCCGGCGGCGTTGGTATCGCGCCTCGCGGCGCTGTTCGCTGGTCATAAATGGTATTCGCCCTCCGCATAGTTGTGGTGTCGGTGCGCTTCTAAACTACTTTGGCCCCACGCATGAAACGGGTTAGCGCAATAGCCCGCCATGCAAGCAGCGTCCGCGTGTGGCCGTCAAAGGGCAGTTTTAGGCTTTCGCCTGGGAAGTATCTCTCCTTTCATTTTGGGTCCGGTTCGATCACCTACTGCATTTGACCCAGCCTTTTGGGCTTACATGAAATCCGGGCGCGACGCCATAGGAATTGTTCGCGTTGTTGTTGTTGGCGCTGCCGTCCGTGTTGACAAGGCAGAAATTGTTCGTGTTGCTGGCATTGACAGAGCGCAGCCACCAGTTGGCCGCCGTCAAAGCGCACCCGCCGCCCTGCCATACGGCGCGTTTGCAGAGATACACCCATAAAGATTTACTTTCGTTTCCTGTCGCTTTCCATAATGTTCCGCAGCAGGGTTTCCTCCTGGTCGATCAGTTCACCCAGGTGCTGGGCCATGTGGTCCAGCTTGTCCATTGCCTCCGCCGGCGGCAGGCTTTTCCCTTTGCTGTCGGTAAAACAGCCCTGCGGGTTCTGCTGCATGATCAGATAGCAATGGGTCAGGCGCACGTCCAGCGCAGACAGGGAGGCCATGGCCTCCAGCAGGTGCGCCTTTCGCAGACTTTTCCGCTGATCGTCGGACGGAAATATTTTGTTGGCCTTTTCGGTGTGGTCGATCACTTCACCCGCCAGCTTGGCCGTGCCGTCGGCCACCAGTCTGGAATACCTCGCAGAAAGCCGGGTTAAAAATGCGACGGTTTCCATGTATATCAGGTTGGCGGTGTTGACGTACTCCGCCGCGCTGGTGGTTCGTTTCTCTTTCAGGACTGACACCGTGGGCCACCTCCTTTCTGGTGTGCCCAGGATCCCGCCCATTTCCATGGGCGGGATTTAGGCGGATATGCTGCGGCGATTAGGCGGCAAAGCCGGGCGCGACGCCATCGGAATTGAGCGCGTTGCCGATGTAGGCGCCGCCGCCCGTGCCGACAAGGCAGAAATAGATCGTGTTGCTGGCATTGACAGAGCGCAGCCACCAGAGGGCCGCCGTGGTCGTGGCGTCGTGCTTGTTCTTCACCTTGCTGTTGCCGGCCTTGTAGTAGTCATACTGGGCCTGGCTGTTCTGCTCCGCGCTGTTGGCGTAGGATCTGCTGCCATGCACTTCAAACTCGGAAAGCAGCCACAGATAATCCGTGGTAGCGGTGACATAGCTGGCGGTGTTGGATCCGCCGCCGGTGTTGTCGCTGTACTTGGTGACGGACTTCATAACGGCGCGCAGATCGGCGGGCAGGCAGGCCAGCAGGGTGTTGGCCGTGGGGCTGGTGGGGGTGGCGTTGCTGCCCAGCACGGTCTTTCTCATGTGGCTGTTGTTCCAGCCGCCAGAGTTGGTATTGCTGGTGTTCATGGTAAACTTGCCGCTTGCGGTCTGCTGGCTGTTATAGTTGCTATCACACAGGCAAACGTCCTTGCCGCCGATCTTGCCGATCTGGAAGTGGATCCGGCCCGTGCCCTCCTTGGTGCTGTTGTGGTTAAAGCCAATGATAAAGGCGTCCACGGACAGGTTGGAGAACGTGGTGGCGCCGGCGGTGCCGTTGATGGTGATGGTCTTGGTGTCGCCAACGTCCCAGAAGTTCGCGCCCTCTCCGGCATCGCTGGCCGCCTTGATCTGCGCCCAGGTGTTGGAGTTCAGGGTGGAATTGAAAATGTTGACGGACACGCTGCAGGTCTTGTCTGCGGGCGCGGTGTGGTTGGTGCCTGCGGCCACCTTGACGGTGATGGTGGCGGTGCCATAGGCCACGCCGGTGACGGTCACGGTGTTGCCGGACACGCTGACGGTGGCCACGCCGGTGGCGCTGGAGGTGGCGGTGATCGCGCCGTCGCCGGCACGGGTCACGGTGATGGTGCCGGTTTTCGTGGTGGCGTTCAGGGACATGGTGGTGGGGGACAGGGACAGGCTGCCCGCCGCCTTGCCGATGGACCAGGCCACGGTCTTGGCGCCGGTGGTGCCGTCGCTCCACTTATAGTTCCCGGTGGGGGTAAAGCTGGCGTTATAGCTGCCGGCGTTGGTGCCGGAGGTGGTGCCGCCCAGGCTCATTTTGGCGCTGTCGTACCCGCTCCAGGACGGGGACTGTACGCTGCCCGTATAGGTCAGGCTGCCGGACTGGCTGGGCACAGCGGAGATCGTGGCGCGGCCAATGGTCCAGGCCACGGTCTTGGCGGTGGTGCTGCCGTCGCTCCAACGGTAGTTGGCGCCGGGGGTAAAGGTGGCGTTATAACTGCCGGCAGCGGTGCCGGAAGTGGTGCCGCCCAGGGTCATTTTGCTGGCGTCGTAGCCGCTCCAGTTGGGGGACTGGGCGCTGCCCGTATAGGTCAGGCTGCCAGACTGGGAGGGCACGGTTGCAATGGTGGCGCGGTTGATGGTCCAGGAAACCGTCTTGGGATCCGTGGTGCCGTCGCTCCACTTGTACCCCTCCTTGGGGGTAAATGTCGCCTCATAGGTGCCGGCGTCGGTGCCGGCGGTCACGCCGCCAATGGTCAGCGTTTCCTCGGTGTAGTTGTTCCAGGTGGGCGTCTGCTCCTGGCCGGTGTAGGACAGGGCACCGGACTGGGAGGGCACCGCGCTGATCGTCATGGTGCCGCTGGCGTCCAGGGCCTTTTGTGCCAATGCGGCGGCGTCGTCCGCCGTTTTCTTTACCAGGGCCAGATCAGCAGCGGAGGCACCGGGAACATTAACAGATCCGTTCATGTTTGGGATCCCTCCTTACTGGGTTTTGGCCTTGAACACGCGCAGGGTGGCGGTCAGGGCCGTGGTGGGTTTGCTTACTGCATAATGTCGAATTTTCGCCGCCATGGGGCTGGCCGTGTTGGCCATGCCGCAGGCTTTGGCGGGTTCCAGGCTGGCGTAATCCAGCACGGTGTCCGTGCTATCCTCCGCCGCCAGTCCCTCCACCGCAGTATCCGCATAGAACGCGAAACCCGCCGCCTTGGTGGCGGTGTCGGTGTTCTCGGTCCAGGCGGAAACCGGGATAGTGATACTGACGGGCGAAACCTTGTCCGCTTTGCCGGTTTCCAGCTTGTCCAGTCTTTCGTCGGCCTTTGCGGCAAAGTCTTTGAACTGCGCCACTGTGATGTTTTTTTCGTCAGCCAACTGGGTTTCACCTCCTGATAGACAAGAGGGGGCGGGGTGGTGGCCCCGCCCCCTCTCTTATTGCTTGATTGCCGATGTACGATCAGTTATTAGCCCTCGGAGGGGGTCCAAACCTCGTTCATGGCCTGCTCCACCTCTGCGTCGGTGGCCTGGGCGTTGGTGACGGCGTTGGCGGCGGCGGTGTCGGCGTAGGTCTTGGCGTCGGCCAGGGCCTGGGCGGCAGCGGCGGCGGCTTCGTCGTCGGTGGCGTAGGTGCCCATGTCGGCAACATTCATCTTCTTGGCCAGCTCACCGTCGATCTCGGTCTTGGTGTAGTAGTTGGCCAGCATGGTGTCGATGGTAGCGGCGGTGTAGTAGTCGTCGAACTTGGCCTCGACGGCAGCGATACGGGCCACAGCGGCGGCCAGTTCGGTATCGGTGGCGTACTGGTCAATGTTCAGGCCGGCGATAGCCTCCTGGATGGCGGCGGTCACGTCTGCGGTCTTGGCGTAGGCGGACAGATCCACGGTGGTGTCGTCCAGCAGCACAACGGCGTCGCCCACCTTGGCATAAATGTCATAGTGGCCGGTTTCGTCGTTCATAACCAGGTACATGACGTTCTCCTGGGCGTCCTCGGCAGAGGGCACGGCGTCCACTTCCTCGAAATGGGCGTGGCCAGAGGCGGCAATGGCGGCCTGGATGGCGGTCTGGACCTGCTCGGCGGTCTGGTAGCCGGCGGCCTCGATGTTACCGACGCGGACGGTCAGGGCCTCCAGATCGGCGTTGGTGGCCTTGGCGGCAATAGAGGCCAGCAGGGCCTCGTCCAGGTCGGCCTCGGAGATCTCGGACTTGTATGCCAGATCGGCCAGGCCCTTGACGGCAACGGCGGCGCCATTGACGGAAATGGTGCCGTTCTCCTCGCCGGAGGCGATCAGAATATCCACCATCTTGTCGGTGATGGTCAGGGCGGTGCCGTTGACCTTAACGCCATTCAGCACGTTGGGTTCGCCGCCGGTGGCGATCAGGTTCTCAACGCGGCCAGCAACTTCACTGATCTGTGCGCCCAGGGCGTCGTCCTCGGTCTTGACTTTGGTGGCCAGCTGCTTGAACTGATCCAGGGTAATGATTTTCTTGGACATGATTAAGTCCTCCTAAAAATATATTCATTTTCGGCCAGTGGCCGGAAATGTCGGTTGTTATCCCGCCGCCGTGGCGGCGGTGCTATGGGAAAAGCGGCGGTTATTCGCCGGTATCGTCGCCGGCGCCGCTGTTAAAGATTTCATCCATGGCGTCGGTGCTTTCGCCCTCGCTGGCGGTATCAACGGACAGGTTGCCGTCGTTGTCGATTTTCAGTCCGGATCCCTCCTGGACCTTGACGCCGCCCAGGGTGTCAGCGGTGGCCACAGGCAGGTCACCGATCACGGTTGTGGTGGTGCCAGTTGCGCCCTTGCCCAGCAGGTGGCAGGTGCCCACGATCTCCGCCGTAGGCCGGGCCACGCATTTCAGGCGGACATATCCGGCGTAGGTGGTGGCCGTGGTACTCATGCCGGCCAGCTTTGCGGTTTCCTGGCTGCCCTCGGTGATCACGGTGTCCGGGATCAGGGTGGCGGTGATTTCTTCGTCCATCAGGTCGTAATAGAAACCGTACCCGTTGACCTTGTTAGGATCCTCCACCCAGTCAGCGGCGGGGATCACAAAATCAATGGACTTTTTAATGCCGCCGGTGGCCATGGTGTTCACCAGGTCCTTGCAGGCTTTGTCCACGGCGTCCTGGAGGTCGTCATAGGTCACCAGGCCCGCCGGCGCGGTGATCGTGACCTCGATTTCATCCGAAATCGCAATGGCCAGTGGATAGTTGCGAATATCCGGGGGCAGGGTTTCGGAAAAGGCGTTGACGGGCTGGATATAGTCGCCCAGGGTGGCGTACAGGATCACGACGCTTTCCCCGGTGATCGGGTGCCGTGCCTCCACGATAAACTCCGCCAGGTAGAAAGCACCCAGGCCGGGGGTGGAATTGGAACTATACTGCACTGTCAAATACAGCACATTGTCCTGGTGGCGGCGCTGGGCAATCGTGCCCTCCGCCACATACTGGATCAGTTCGGTCATGTCGGCCAGGTTCACGTCCTCCGCCACCTTGCCGCTGCCGACGGCCACCCGCGTGATCTCCAGTTCTTTGCCGGTGGCCAGTAGGGCGGCCAGCAGTTCCCGGCCTCCCGTTGTTACTTTGAAACTGTAATTCATGGTTTAACCTCCTAATATTTCGGTCAACGGGGTGCTTTGTACGGTGTTCAGCCCGCCGCCAATATTGACAGATCCGACAAACTCCAGCTTGTCCTCCTGGTTCGGCACAGGGGTGGAGGTGACAGCCCCCAGCCTGCCGCCGAAACGGGCCGAATGTTTGAAAAGGAACTTGTCGGCCTGCTCTTGCAGGGGTGTGGTCATTGCCGTGCCCACGGTGCCGCCGATCCGCTCCGTTTTCTCAAACTGGATATTGTCCGGCTGCTCCGCCATGGGCGTGGTCATTGTGGAGGACATACGCCCGCCGAAACGGGTTGTATGCTCCATCTGGTCGAACTCCAGCACCACGCCGTCCAGCCATTGGGATTTACGCTTGACGGCCTCCAGGACCTCCCGAAACTCGGTTGTGGGTCTGCTGGTGGCCTCCGCTCCCCGAATGTGGACCATGAAATGGTGTGGATCCAGCCCGGCGTCGAAAAACTCCACAATATGGCCGTTGCCGAAAATGGTCTGAATGATGGAGTTTACCATGTAGGTGGTGCCCATCTTCATGTAATAGGGCAGGGTGGAAAGGATCAGGCTGCGTTTGACCTCGGTGGAATACTCCATCTTGTAGCACGGGGTCCGCAGTTCTATGGCCAGGTAATCCAGGATTTCGTCCGGCGCCTCTTGGATCGCCGTCAAAAACTTTACCTTGTCGGCCATGTCGCACAGCTTCACGATCTGGCGGTGCAGGGCGTAACCGAACGCCTGCACCTCCAGCTGGCCGGCCAGGTTATCGGGCAAAATATCGGTGATCCGCCCGCTCCGCAGGTTAATCATCTTCCAGCCCTCCATACTCGATCACGGGGGACAGGGCCAGGGCCGCCACCTTGTTCTTGCCCACCGGGGTGTAAACGGGGCTTTTGATGGCCAGGCGCTTGGCGCCCGCCATTTTCACGGCTGCGGTCAGTTCGTCCGGGTTAATGTCCCGCCCGATCTTCCGCTGCCAGGCCACATATTGCTCCACGGCAGCGGCCACCGCCGTCTGGATCGTGGCGGCTCTTGCGCTGTCCGTCCGGTTGATCCAGTATTGGAACTCTATGGCGTAGGGCACCGCCTCCGGGGCGGAGGCGTTCACCAGGTCGTCCATGGGGCGCATATCGCCGTTTTTCAGGTAGTCCAGCAGGCCGGTGATCATTTCGTCGCCGGGGTCGCTGCCGTCCTCCATCAGGAAATAAATATCAACGGTGCCCGCCTGCTGGTCGCTGGTGATCTTCACGTCGCCAATGGCCGCGCTGTACGTCCGCACCCAGTATTCATATCCGGCCTCCGGGCCTGCCGTGGAGTAGGCGCTGGGCGCCAGGTGGGTGCGTTCCGCCAGGTCGGCGTCGCTCTCCACGTCGGTGCCTCCCTCGGTCACGGTGACGTTTTCCACCTTGGCCACATAGGGGATCGGATCCACAATGGTGGACAGTTCCCCGATCTCAAAGCCATTTCCCACCGCGCCGTCGTCCACACAGGCCGCCGTCACGTCAACGGTCATTTGCCCCGCCGGGATCTCTGCGTATTCCGTGGTGAAGAAATACACGTTGTCCGGTCCCGCCACGCGGGTGCCCTGGGGGATCCCCGTGGCACTCTGCCGCAGGGCGGACATGGTAAAGCGCAGGGTGGTGGAGGCCGCCGTGGCCGGCAGGCGCGTGGTGCCTTTCAGCAGCGCCAGGTTGTCCAGATAGGTGGAATAGCTGTATTTCAGCAGGTTCAACTTGCCCGCTCGGTCAATGTACTGCATGGCCTGGAAGATTTGCAGGGCCGCCGCGTTCAGTTCCATGCGGTGGGGGCTGGCGCGGTCCAGGTTGACCTCCTGGCCGGTGGCCTCGGTTATGAACTTCTCATAATCGGCCACCATTTCGGCGCGCACGTCGTCAATGCTCCGCCCGTCAATGAAAGAAATGTCCGGGGCGTTCCTTACTGCAGAAATGTCAAGCACTTGTAATCACCACCTTTGGGGAAAGTTTCCCGCTGCTGTTCCAGTCCCAGGTGATTTCCTGGACCCGGACAGCGGGGATAAATTGCGGGATCTTCTTGGTTACCTCCGCCGTGTATAGGCTCTTGGCCACCTCCGGCGGCAGGTCCAGAAAGTCCATGTTTATGCCAAACTCACGATCCAGGGGCATGGCGCCCTCCGGCGTGGATAGCAAGAGGGCCAGCTGCCGGTCCAGCTTTGCCCGCCAGTTGTCGGAAAAGGTGTATTCCAGTTTGTAGTCGAAAATATCCAGTTCCATCATGTGTATTCTCCCAGCGTAATGGTCAGTTTCGCCCTGGCCAGTTCGCCCCGGCTGTAAACCGTGGCCCACGTTTCGCTGGAGGACACCAGGCGGAACGGATTGCGCCCCACGGGCTTGTTGCCTATGATCAGGTATTCCGCCGTGCCGCTCTCCACCATGGCCTCCACGGCCTCCAAAATGGCCCTGGGCTTAACGCCCAGCGTGGCGGACAGGGTGATCTCCAGGGTTCCGGTCTGGAGGCCAGGGCCTAAAAACTCCGGCTTGGGCTTGACGCCCAGCGCCTCATGTTCGGCCCATCGGCTTGTGATCTCGCGGGTCATGTTTAAGAACGTCAGCACCTTTTCGTCGCTTACTTCAAAAATGATCTTCCGTCCCAGGGTTCCGATCATGTGTTATCCCTCCTTACCCGGGCGGGGTCGTGTTGCCGCCTATGCTGTCGGTGTGCTTGTGGTTCTGCACCGAAACGCCGGCGGCCACGGTATCGCCCTGGGAGGTGATCGTGCCGGTGACGGTCAGGCTGCCGTTGACGGTCAGATCCCCGTCCACCACCACCTTGGCGGCCTTGATGGTCAGGGTGCCGTCCTTGTAGCGGATCATGGCCTCCCCTGGCGTCCGGGCCAGGTCCTTGCGGTACAGGCCCTTTTCACCCTCCGGGGGCACATTCTTCCCGCTCCACGGGCGGCCCAGGACCACGCCCGCCTCCGCGCCGTTGGACAGGTGGAGGACCAGCACTTGGTCCCCGATCTCCGGCATACTGTATTCGTCAGAGATAAAGGGGATCAGGCGGGTCACACTGTCGTCTTTTTCGTGATACACCACCCGGACCATGCCGGCGGCGTAGTCGATGGCGGACACCTTGCCCAGCCTGATCTCGTTTCCCATGTGTTCCTCCTCGATATTGGCGCCCGGTGTTCCGGGGCCGTGAAACCCACCGCCGCGCTTTACTGCACCAGTGACATTTCCAGGTCCATGGTGTAACCAGATCCGCCGACGCGGTGCGTAATGCTGTCAATGTAATATTTGCCGGACAGTCGGCCCAGGCCCTCCACGTCAACGCACTGGGAGGCCACCAGGCGGGCGTTGCCCATGATGGTGGCGGACAGTTTCGTGGCGCCGTGGTTCGATTTATCCACCGCCGCCTGGATCTGCCGCTCCGCGTCTGCCTGGCTGTCGGCTTTGCCGGACTGTTTCAGGATCCGGTTGCCGCCGCCCACCGTGACCTTTATTTCCTCCTCGGTTACGGGGTCCGTATATGTGAACTCCCCGCCGGTGTAGGTCTTGGCCATAGTGGTGGACCAACTCCAGGACAGCAGATCGTCCGGCCCCAGTGTGGCCGCGCTGCCCTTTTTCTTGTATGCCTCCCGGTCATACACCACGATCTTGTTGGAGTAAACTTTCATGGCCAGGCCGTAGGTTTCGCACAGGCCCATGTAAAATTCACAGTCGGTTTGTTCGGACTGCTCCACGTTGGTGATCTTGAACGGTTCGCCCTCAACGTCCCACACCAGGGAGATCCCGGCGCGGGTGGCAATCTCTTTTCCGATCTCCTGGATCGTGACGTTTTCCCAGTTCTTCGTCCGGGCGGTTTCCCGGAAACAGCTGTCCGCAGGGACAGACACGCCGGAAATGGTGCCGGTGATCGGCCACCCGGAAAAATCGAAATTATCCAGGATAAACAGGCCGCACGGCAGGCTCCCGCCCGTTGCCCGAATGGTGGCGCTTAATGTGTCGCCCACCTGCGGAAACCAGGCCACGGTCCAGAGGCGCCCACGGTCATGGATCGCAATGTCCAGGCTGTCGGCCTCACCGCTGGCCGGGTCGGTATAGGAAAAATCTGTGTTGTATGGGGCGATCTGGGCGGACACCGCCGCGCCGTTGTAGATCAGATCCACCGTCGTGCGCCGCGTGTTCATGTTTCGGTCCTCCAGATCGGTGTGTTGGCGTCCGGGGTGCCCGCCGGGGGATCGGGTGTCTGGAGGACCACCCCAGCGCCAAACACAAAGGTTTCCAGGTGTGTGTAATTGTTCTGCATAAGCCACCCGGTCAGGTTCACGTCCCCGTAAACCTTAAAGGCAATAGCGTCCCAGGCGTCGCCCTGCTTGGTGGTATAGGTTTTTGCCATGGTCTGCGCCTCCTTTTATGCCGGGGTGAAACTCTTGCGGGCCTCCTCGGCTTTCATCTGCTTATACAGCCGCTTGAACTCTGCGAAACTTACCCGGCCAGCCTCCACGGCCTCCTCCCTGGTGGTGGGGCCATAGAACTGGAACACGGGGGCGAATGTGATTGTTTCCGTTCCGCCGCCCTGGCCAGCGCCTCCGCCGCCGGGCTTCGGTTTGGTCCATTCCTCCAGTAGGGCCGCCAGCTTGGACAGGGGCATGATTGCCTCCGGCTCTCCGCCCTCGCCTACCATGGCCAGGGTGGGGGCTGTTGCGACACCGCCGGCAGCCAGGGCCGGGATCGTCGGAATGTTAAAGCCTAACGTCTGGCCGCCGACACCGGGCACCCAGTCCGGGATCGTCACGGAAATGCTGTTGATCTTGGACAGCACCCAGTTGATCGCGGAGATCACGCCGTTAATGGGCGCTTTCGCCAGGTTCACGATCATGCCAAACACGTTTCCGAAAATATTGACAATGTTCTGCCAGGCTGCGGACCAGTTGCCAGAAAAGACGTTTTTCACAAAGTCGATGATATTTTGAAAAATCGCTTTCACGTTCTCTATGGCGGCAGAAATGCTCTGCCACCAGCCCGTCAGATATGCGGACAGCACCGGGAACGTGTTTTGAAATACGGAAACCAGGCCGGTCACCGCGTTGGTAACCCACGCTTTCACATTGCCCCAGATTTCCGAAATCTTGGCACCCAGCTGGGCCGCCTTGGCCTTTACGGTGTCCCAGTTCTTGTAAAGCAAAACGCCGGCGGCTACCACCAGGCCAATGGCCGCCACAACGGCCAGGACGGGCAGATTTAGGGCTGTCATGGCTCCCGCCAGGGTAAAGGTGCCCGTGGCACTTGCGGCTGTCACAACCTTGTAAACGCCCATTATGGCGTTGTAGGCGGTCACGGCCACCTTGTACGCCTTGTAGGCCGCCACGGCTGTTCCGATACCGGCAGCCAGGGCCAGCAGAACGTCCTTGTTCTCCACCACCCACTCGACGGCAGTTTGCGCCGCCGGAATGATGGTGCTGGTCATGTAGTCCCCGATCTTCTCCAGGGCCTCGGTGACCACCGGCAGGGCCGCCTCCGCCAGTTCCCGCACATACGGCAGTATGTTGGTCCCCAGTTGGGTCAGGAAATTGGCGCCCAGGTTTTTGATCATCTGAATGTCATACGCCAGGGTGTCGGTCTGTTTTGCAAATGCGGCATTTGCCGCTCCGGTGGCTTCGTACATTTCCGCCGTTTTGCTGGTCAGGTTATCGGCCTGATTGCCCGCCATGGCAAGCACGGCGGTCTGGGCCTCAACGGACGAAAACAGGCCAGCAAATGCCAGTTCGTCGTTGTTTACTGCGCCTTTCAGCGCCTCCAGCGCGCCCTGCAGGCCCTCGCTTTCAAGCAATGCCTGTCCGCTCTCATAACCCAGGCTTTTCAGCACTTCGGTCATGTTCTTGGACGGGGACAAAAAGCCTTGCATGGTTGCTTTCAGCTGGGTCACAACTTCCGCCGTGGATCCGGTTACGCCTGTCAGCGTCGCCATGGCGCCGAAAAGCTGTTCCTGTTCAAGCCCCAGGGTGCTGGCCAGCGGAATGACCTTGCCCATGCTGGAGGCCAATTCCGGGAACGACGTTTGGCCCAGGCGGACGGTGGCAAACGCCAGATCCGCCGCCTGCTGCACGGCCTCCGCCGACGTGTCGCCATAACCCTTTGTTACGGCAGAAAGCAGGTTAATGCTGTCTGTTGTGGTGGCGTTTCCGGCTGCCGCCGATTTTGCGGCGGTTTCCAGAATACTGGCCGCGTCCGCTGTGTCGCCAAACGCGGAAACCACCTGATACATACCGTCGGTTAGATCCGCCGTGGCCACGCCCGTTCTGTTGGAAACGTCCAGGATTTCCTCCCCGATCTCTCCGGTTCTGGCGGCGATCTCCGCCTCCGTCCCGGTCAGCAGGGTGGAAATATTGGCCAGCTGCGTTTCGTACTCCGCCGCCGCCTTTACGGCTGCCACGCCAATGGTGGCCACAGCGGTGGCCGCTGCTGCCGCCGCTCCGGCAATGACTTTCCCGGTGTTTTTTGCGGTGGTTCCCAGCGCGGCAAGGTTTTTATCAGCGGCCAAACAGGCGTTTTTCAGGGAACTGTCTGTTTTGCCGGCGATCTTCACCATAAGTTCATAGGTTTTACTTGTTGCCACGCTTTTTCACCTCCTCGGAAAACTCCACCAGATCGGCGGCAATGTCGTTTAGTTCGTCAATCGACAGGGCCATGAAATAATCAAAACCCGTATGCAGATTGATGGACATTCCGACACAGGCTTTCCTTAAAACGGCGGGCGTTAGTTGTCCCCATCCCCGCCGTAGAGAAAACCCACGATCTTGCTTTTCAGAGCCACCGCGTCCCTTGCGGGCATACCCCGGAAAAACTCCAGGGGCAGGCTGGTGACCCGTGCGGCAAGCAGCTGGCAGAAACCCAGTTCCATTTCCAGGGTGGCAGGGTTCAGGCCAGGGGACTGCTTTGCCAGGATCTTGCCGACATTCTCCAGTGTGCCGGCGGTGACGTTCTCCAGGCCGGACAGGTCCAGGCTGGTGTACGTCTTGCCCTCAAAGACATAGGGCTTTTTCAGGGTCAGGACCAGGCTTTCCTCCTGGGCCTGCTCCTCCGCCTGATCTTCGGGCAGGTTTGCGCGGTTCTCCATGGTGTCCATATCAGCACATCTCCTTTACAGCTTCCAGAACGTCGTTGCCGTTGATCTTGTAAACCTCGTTGATCTTGTCCAGTTCCAGGATCGGCTTGCTCTCCAGTTCGATCAGGATATACAGCAGGGACAGGGTGATGGTGGTTTCCATGGGGTTGCCGGCTTTCATCTTGCCGGGGGTAAACTTATTAGCGCGGCCACGGACCACCACGCGCATGGCGCGGAACTCAATCGTTCCCTCGCTGTTGACGGTCTGCTGGGCGCCTCGGATCTCCAGGTGGACGGCCTTGGTCATGTCCAGCATATCCACGGCCTCCTGATCCAAAATGCGGAACGGGATTTCCATTTCCTGATTGCCGAAATAGCCCACGGTGGGATCGTCGATCTCACCCAGGATCCCGGCGCCGCTGATCGTTTCAGCGGACGCCTCAAACTCCGGCAGGTTCAGTTCGTCGCCCGCTCCCAGCAGGCGGTTGCCCTCGTTGTAAATGTTGTATTTGTTGATCTTGGTGGGGATCGTTTTCATGGGTTATTCACCTCCAAAAGCGTTCTGCAGGGCCTCCACGTCATACTCGCGGATATTCTCGATCACTTCCGCCGGGATATAGGGGGCCAGGTAGGTGTGTACGGTCAAATGGCCGTTCAACAGGTTGGTGACGGGGTTTTCTTCGTCCAGGAACTCCACGCGGTAGCCGGCGCAATACTGGCGGGCAACGTAGCCATTGCCAATAATGTTCTGGCTGTCCACGATCTTGCGGATCAGGCGCTTATTGCCGGGCTTGTCCACCTCCTGGAAGTAGGTGCGAATGAAGTTGTTGCCGTCCCAGTCAAAGAAACGGCGCACGGCCAGCCAACGGTCTTTGGGATCGCTGGTGGAGGGATAGGCCACGGTGTTGTTGCCCCACAGTCTGAAACCGTTGAAATTGATGGCGGTGATCACGCCGTTGGCGTTCAGCACGTCGTTGGCCTGCTGCTGGTCCAGAATGACCTCGGTGCCGTCTGCCAGCACGGTGGAAGTGATCGCCATAGTCTTGTTGGAGGGGCTTTCATAGGGCACGTCGCCGTTGCTGGCGTCGTTGTATGCGGTCAGGGCCGCAGCCATGGCGGAAAGATAATAAATCTTGTCGCCCACGGCAGCCATGGGCCAGAAAGCCGCCGCGTGGGGGCTGACAAGGCCCAGGCCCTCCTTGGCTTTCTTCACGTCGGTGTAGACCACCGCGCCGGTTTCGTCCGCCGCAATGTCCACATAGGTGTTGCAGTCGAAAACGCCGTTGATCCCGGTGGTCTTTGCCTGGAGGGCAGCGGCCACAACGGGGTTGTGGCTCCAGCCGGGGGCTAGCAACAGGCCGGGGGTCATGCCCAGCTTGGGGAAGATATGGCGGACCACTTCCAGGCCGGTTTCCTGGCCGGTGGTGGCGTTCACGCCGCCCACAATGTCGGCATAGGTCACGCCGTCAGGGTTGATACTCTTGCTTACCACGGACAGGCTGGTGGCCTCCTTGGCCGCGTCAGAGATCAGGACGATCTCCACCAGGCCGTCGTCGTCATGGGTTGCGGTGTAGTCCACCTCCGCCTCCAGGACGGTTTCGCCGTTCTTGACCTCCAGGGTGTTCAGCATGACAAGTTCCTTGTCATAGACCACCAGGCCGTCCTCCACGGGGTAATCCGCCGCCGCGTTCTCGGTGGTGTGCGCTGCCTTGTTGGGGTCCAGCACGTTCACCAGGATAATGGGGGCGACATTGAACACGCGGAAACAGGCGTCAATGGACTGGCAGAGGGTGAAACGCTTGAAGTCGTCGGAATAGCCCACGGCCTGCTGGCACTCCTTAAAGCTGTAACACAGCATAGGGTTGTTGGCGGCCTTTGCGGGATCCTTGGACAGGTGAATGGGCGCGGTGCCGAAAATGACCTGCAGGCCTGCGCTGCCCTGGATCGGGGTGGCCAGGCTGGTGTCGATTTCGGAATTATACACGCCATGTTTGTATGCCATTTTTGTTTACCTCCTGTTAGAGTTTCGCCTGCACCAGACGGAACAGGCGGTAAATGTGGCCATACTGGCCGTTCAGCTTTTTCATGGCCTCCGGCAGTTGGTCCAGAGGGATCACCAGGCCGCCCATGGGCGGGTATTTCTCAATGGCCGCCGCAAGGGGCGCCGTGATCCCGTTGGTGTAAAACGTGTACTGTTTGGCCACACCGGGGACGGTGGGGCCGCAATAAACCACCGTTCCGGTGGTCTGCTCGGTGCTTTTGGTCTTTGCCATTATGTTTCTGGCACCTCCTTGAAGATGGCCGACGCCTCAAAATTCAGCGCCATGGCGGCGAAATAATACGGGTGGGTGTCGTCCTCCTGGGTCGCCCACTTAATCGGGTACTGCACCTGATAGCGCCCGCCCACAATGTCGCAGGCTCCATATCGCAGCATGATCTCGTTGACGATGTGGAGGGTGTCCCGGTAGCCCTGCCGGTTCGGGTCGCGGTCATGCACACAAATGACCAGCACCACGCTGACGGTTTGGCTTTCGCCATTTCCGGGCAGTTCGCCCTCTTGCAGGCGGACCAGCACATAAGGTTCCGGCGGCGCCTCCGGGTCTGTTTCTTCGTCGTCACCCTCGCGGATCGGGAGATCCTGGGTAAACACGCGCACCACCCGCTCGACACCCAGGGAGTTGGTCAGCTTGAAGTCCCCGAAAAGGTCCTCCAGGTCCTCCTTTACGGCGTCCATAAGGTTTTCTTGTGTCACTCGGTAAACGCCCCCTTGCAAAGTTTCGGTTTGTGACGTATAATCACCGTTGTGGGAATAATCAGCAAAGTGTGTAAATAGTCAGCAATGGAGGGCACAAAAATGGGAAAGTCTAAACATTCCACCGTCGTGACAGAGAACGGCGCCATTTACCAGCTTTCAAACCCGCAGGGAAAGCGCATTTTGTCCAGGGTCGTGGGCGTGATCCTGGCGTTGGAGGGTGTCACCCTTGCGCTTGCGTCGCCTGTCGCCGGCGTTGCTTTAATCGCCATTGGCCTGGCGCTGGTCTTGTGGCTCCCTAAAAGGATCCAGCCGAAAAAGACGTTTTTGCGCTTCGACGGGAAACCCTGCGCCGGTTGCCATACCTTTGGCAGTTGGAACGCTAAAGTTCACGACGGCCAGGCGCAGCTTGAACGGTTTGAAAAGGCCGCCCACCAGGGCATGGCCATTCTGTCCTATAACTCCCAGACTGGATTTGCAGAGGTGCGGGGATCCAGTTCTGACAGTTACATGACAAGCCTGGATGAATGTACCTGCCCGGACTTTGACAAACGCGGGCGCCCGTGCAAGCATATTTATTTCCTGGCCATACAAATGGGATATACCAGCGACGATTTTTATAATGCCTAAACCTTTGCGGTGGCCGTGTGGCCGCCGCTTTTTTATGCCGCGTTTCCTAAAACCTTTGCTATGTGCTTCTCAATTTCGGCCTGCAGCAGGTCGTATGTCATGGCCGCCGCCTTTTCTCGGATCTCCTCATTGTTCAACATATGGGGAACGGAGGGGGACAGCAGCTTTTTGACCGGCAGGCGGGCCGGGCCTGTTCGGCGCACAATGGCCACATGGCCACTGGCGAACTGCGCCACAAACGCCTTTAGGTCGCCTGTCTGCAGTTCTTTCATGGAACTGGCGTTCAGGACTTTGGCCGCCGCCGCTCCGGTGTCGGTGTTCGGCCTGGTCATAAACGTCATAATATCTTGCATGGGTCCTCTGGATCTGATCGTGGCCGTCAGGTTGGACTTGGAGGCCGTCAGCAGTTCTGGGCCGCCCTTGCTCTTGTCGGTCAGCACCTTTTTGTTGGAAAGTGCATACCGGCCTTTGGCGTCCTTTATGATCTGCTTTCGGACCTTTCGGCCCGTGTCATTCAGGGCTTTTCTGAAAACTTCCGGGGCGCCCAGCTGATCATGCAGGCGTTTCATTTTCTGCACGATCTTTGTGATCTCTTGGTCGGTGTCGATCATAACAAGCGTTTCCTTGCTCACGATCTCACCGCCTCCAGTTCAATGGCCAGGATCCCGGCCTCCTCGGTGCAGGACTTTACCCTGTATTCCTTGGTGCCCATGGTCAGCATTGCGTCCTGGGCTGGACGCGGGCCAAAATCAGCCTTGGAAACATAGATCAGCCGCCGGGCCTTATAGGTTCCGGCCAGCTGGGCGCCCAGGGCCGTGGCCTTGTCCCGCTCCAGCAGTTCGTTGTCGTCCACCACAACGGGCATTTGCTTTCCGTTGATCAGGCGGATCTCCGCAAACTCCTGGAGGTTCAGGAACACGTTGGAAACGTCCGCCGCCACCAGATCCTTGAACGTGGGGGCGCCCATCACTGGGCGCTCCCGTCGTTTACAGGGGCCTGCACGGTTACGGCGGCCAGTTTCTCAACGATCAGGGCCTTGGCTGCGCCTCTGGGCAGTTCCACGCCCATGTCCTTGGCCAGTGCCACCAGGTCCTCCTTGCTCATGCTCTCCAGCTGGGCAGGGTCCAGGTGGCCCTCTACCATTTCCTGGTCGCCCTGGCCGTCTTTGGTGCCGTTTTCGGCGTCCTGGCTGTCCTGGGTGTCCTCGGTTCCCTCCTGGCCATTCTGGCCGTTCTGGAGGCCGTCCTGGCCGTTCTGGCCGTTCTGGCCGTTCTGGCCGTTATCGTCGCCCGCCGGGATTTCTTCCGGCTTGGCGTCGCTCACCATTTCGGCGCTGCCGGCGCGCAACCAGGCGTCCACCATAATGGTGTCGTATGCGGGCAGCACTTCGCCCGGCTCATACTGGCGGCCCTGATACAGGACCGCGCGCTTTGCGATCAACCTTTCCATGTTCGCACCTCCGCCGAATTAACCCAGCAGCTTGACCAGCACAGTGGTGTCCGCTGCCTTGGCGGCCTGCACAGCGTAGCCAGCAGGCACGGCGCCGTCGGCGGTTGCGGTGATCTGGTCGTTGGCCTCGTTGTAGTAGACAGCGGCGCCCAGGGCGATCTCTGCGCCGTCCTTGGCCATTTCAAAAACGCCAACGACGTGGATCTGGCCCTGCTCATTGGCCGCAATGTCGGAACCAGCAATGCCGATCCGGGTTCCCAGACTTACCACGGCGCCGTTTTTCACGGCCTCGGTGGGGGTGTAGTCCAGGGTTTCGCCTTTCTGCCAATATTTTGCGTTCATCTGTCCTTACCTCCTTTACAGATTTTCGATAACAACGCCGGGGTTCTTGGCAATGCCACGGAAGTCCACAGCGGTGATACCCCAGTCCAGCCAAATGTCCCAGACAAAGCCCAGCTGTCCGGGGACCTCGCTGCGGCGAATGGTGGGGGTTTCCTGGCCGTTCAGGTAGTCAACCTGCAGGCTCTTGGCATAGGTCTTATCGCCAGCCATGAACCAGGGAACGGGGTTGCCCTCACCAGCCAGGCCGTTCAGGGTGCCGTCCTCCACAATGTTCAGCTGCTCACGATACTGGTACAGAGGGTTGACCGCCTGGGTGTTGCCCTCGGTGTTGATGGTGGGGCTGGACAGGATCGTGGTCATAAGGAACTTATAGCCCACGGGGACGATGATATGGGCAGGCTGGACCATGATGGCCTCACCAAAGGGATCTTTCTGCAGCAGCATTTTCATCATCATGGCCTGGATCGCCTCGTTGGACGGCTTGCTGCCGTTGGCGATCAGGTTGCCATGGGCGGCGTCAAACAGGGGCACACCGTCGAAAATGGCAGGGTTGTCCATCAGGATCTTGTAAACCTGCTTGTTGATCGTGCGCTTGGCGCTGGCGGCATACATTCCGGGGACCTCGGTAATAAAACCAATGTCGTCGTTAATGAACGCCTGGCGGGTCATGCTGAACTGACGGCCAAAGGTGTCAATCTTGCGCTGGGGCAGAAGTTCGCTCTTGGGGGTGTCGTGCTTCAGTTCGCCGTTTTCACCGACGCGCAGAAACTCACCGGCGCCGCCTACCAGGTAGGAATGATCCTTGGTGGGCTTAAAATCGGTCAGGCTGCCCTTGCTTGTCCACAGCTGGAAAGTGGTGGGTACATGGGCGTACAGGTGTTCAATGGACTTTTTAATGGCGTTGTCCAGGATTGCGGGAAACGCTGCGGTGGGGCTAAAGAACTGGCGCTGGGCCATGTTCCAAAGATCGTCCTTGCCCATACGCAGCAGGCTGGTGGTGCTGCCCACGCCGTCGCGGGCCATGCACTCAATGGCCAGATCGCGCAGGCTCATGCCACGGAACTGCTCCACGCCCTCGGTGGGGTTTTCCACGGTGACGCCGGCGCGCATGAGTACGGCGTCAACAGCAGCAGCGCGGAAGTTGTCGCCCTGGTCGCCGTTCATGCGTCCACGCACGGGGGCGCCGTGCTGGATCAGGTGGGTCACGGCAGCGGCGCGCACGGTGTCCAGGCTGTCGCCGTTTCTGATATGCTGGTCAGGCTCCATGCCGGTTTCGCGGCACAGGGCCATAATGTCGCTAATCCGCTGGCGCTCCTCCGCAACGGCGCGCTGGCCGTTGTCGTCGCCAGAGGGGGCGGGATCGCCGGCGCCACGGGCGCCGCCGTCGGCAGGGGCAGGGTCACCGGCGCCGGCACCATTGCCGCCGTCAGCGTCGATCTGTCGCTGCAGGTTGTCAAACTCGGTCTGTTCCTCCGCCGTCAGGTCGCGGCCAGCAGCGCGGGCGCCGCTGACGATAGCCTGCTGACGGGCGATCATTTCCTGAATGGTCATTTTTACTTACCTCCAAACTTGTTCTTGTTTTTGTTGACCTGGATTTGTCGCTCATACGTTGTGATTGCGAAAGATAGGGGGGCGCCCTCTTGGCCGTCCGATCTGCCAACGCCCACGGTGGCGTCCGCAGGGACGGAAACAATGGACACCTCCAGCGGGGTCCACTTGCGGGCAATCTGGCAAGGGCCAGTATAGCGCCCGTCTGCGCTGGTCTTGCCGGCCACCACTTCCTCCCAGGCGTCCACCGAATACCGGACGGACGTGGTTTTCAGGGTGCCGGACTGCACTTTGCCGAAAATCTTTTCGGCGTCGTCGTCGGTGTCAAACTCCACCTCCGCCATGCCTCGGTGGTCCTCCACCCATGCGCGGATCACCTTGCCCACCACATAATCCGTCTTGTGGTTAAACAAGAGTACGCCCACCTCGTTCAGGCGGGACAGATCCACCGCATTGTCCGCGTGGTCCAGGATCTCCATACCAAACCAGCGGCGGTATGGTTCCTCGCTGGAAAAGCTGATTGTCCGGCGCCGGCTGTCCTGGGCCTCCGCCTCTCGGACCATGATCTGGCCCATGGCGCGGGTGCCCTGGTTCTTATCCGTCGCCCGGTTCGGCTGTTCCGGTGTTCTGCTGGGCTGCTGTCGTTCCATTTCCAAAAATCACACCTCCCATCTCAATGCCGCGTTCGCGGCCATATTTCAGGACTTCCGCCATTTCGTCAACAGCTTCTTTCCAGTCCTTGCCATGCTCCGCCGCAACGTCCTGGAACGTCTTTTGGCCGGTCTGCAGGGCGGTCTTGTCGGCGGTGCTTTCCTTGGTGGGGTCAATCCACTTTTTCGGTGTTTTGACCCAGGAATGTTCCAGAAAGTCCGCCCTTTTATCCCAAAAACCGGGCATTTTGAAAAGCCCGCAGAGATAACCAGAGATCACAAACGCCTCGTAAACCTCGGACATGAAATCGGTTAAAAGTTCCACGTCCTCGGAATAGGTGTTTTCATCCTCCACGGCGTTCTGTCTTGCGGAGGAATAGGTGGCGCCAGTCATGTCACGGCTGACGGCCTCATAACTCAAACCCTGGCCGGCAGCAATAAGGCCCTGCTGGGTTTTCAGGAATGTGGTGGCGTCGGATCCCGCGCTCTTGGGATCCACCACCTGGATTTCGTCGCCGGCGCCCAGGCTTTGGATCATGCCGGGGGTCAGTTTCTTGCCCTCATAGTCCATTCCCGCCTCGGTCCGCACACCTCCGCGTCCGAAACCGCCGGCAGGCACGGCCCGCTTGATAAAGACAGCCAGACAGGCGGCGATCCGTTCCTTGACGGACACAGCGGTTATAAACTCGTTTGTGTCGCGCACTCTGGTGATCGTCGGGGCCATGTCGGACATTTCACGCAGCTGGCTGGGGCGCCGCTTCGTCTTGAAGAAATACACGTCCTTGGCGTCGATGTAAACGGGATCTAACTGCTGCCAGCCCTCAATGTCATACTGGCGGATCCAGTAGCCCACGGGCCTGCGGTTGCGGTTGTATTCAATGCCGCCCACGACGCGGTTTCCTTGGTGGCGCGGGGTGGTCTGGTTGGTGTCCAGTTCGTCAACCTCCAGGGCCTGGAGTTTGAACGGGACCACGCCGCCCTCGGTGTACCGGAACAGGAACAACAGGCCGCCGTCCACTTTCTTGCGGTCAATAGCCATTCGCAGCATTTGGTTGAAAGACTGTTCCCCGGTCACGTCGCAGTTTCGGGCCTTGCACCAGCGTTTCCACGCCAGTTCAATTTCCTTGTTTAGGGCGTCGTCCCCGGTCTTGGCCCGCAGGGTGTAGCCCTTGCCCACCACGTTGCGCTTGTAGGCGTAGAGAATGGCCTGGGCAATGTCGCTATTGCGTTCCAGGTCCCTGGCGCGGGCGCGCACCACGTCGCGGCTGTTCCGGTCTGTCAGTTCTGCGCTTTCGTTATGGACCCGCCAGCCGGCGTTCAGTCGGCCAAACCCTGCGGCGTCATAACTTCGCAGGATCTCCAACTGCTGCCGCCACGCCTCGCGCTCACACGCACGGCGCGGGGAAACAGCGGCCAGAAAATTGTCAATAAAGCCCATGTTTACCTCCCATCGAAAACCGCCACAAAGGTGCGATCCAGCAGGCCGGTGGTTTCCCCGGTGTCAATCTGGGCCTCCAGGTCGTCACGCAGGGCTTTCAGCATGGACAGGTCGGCACGGGTCAGGGACCGGCTGCCGATCTTGTAGGACTGGCCGCCGGCCAGCACGGCAG